TTCCTCCGCCTCCACCAAACCCTCCTCCGCCTCCACCACCACCACCTCCTCCTCCACTGCTTTGGATTGGGATTCCGGTAGAATTATTTGGTGGGGTGGTAGTAATGGGCGGTCCGTCAACCTGGATACCTGTAATTATACTTTGTAGAAATTCGGCGGTGACAGCAACCTCTTGCCAATAATTATATATATTAGATTCAGGTACTATGGTTATAGTATATACTGGATTATCGGTTTGTAGTAGTGTATAAACTTTTGTCTTAGTATCTGTAACAGATTTAATAGTCATATATTTAGTGTTATCGAAGCCGCCACTATAACGTATGGTATCTGTTGTCTGCGTTCCATCCTTCGTATATGTCTGATTAAAGGAACCTGTTTCTGGAACTGGAACTCCAGATACTATTAATTTAAAATCAGTTTCCGTATTAATATTTCTTAAAAATTTATTTTGTTGAATTAGATTACTACATAAAGGTGTGGTTGGAAAAGGTGTATCAGCATTACTATATGTATTGGTATCGGTATTCAGTATTAATAAATTCTCCGGAATAAATTTAATATTATTCTTCGTCATCGTAATCTTCATTACATTCGTATTGATGACATTGACTAACCCACATACGGATACTAAATTCATATTATCGGTTAATGTAATTTCGCCGATAATTGTTTTCAAATAATTGTCTATTCCATCGAAATTATTGCCAAATCCATCTAAATTTTTTAAATTAGTCTCTTTAATAATTAAATTACCTGTAATTATTTTTAAGAAATGTGTTATTGCATTAAATATGTCTTGTTGTGTCATATTAACAACACCAGATGATATATTACTTCCCCTAATTGTCAAATCGCCATTAATTTTATTACGTAAATGCTTTTCTTTTAGTAACCATGAGGATATATCATCATCAATATCATCATACACAATCTTATTAGTTTCGAAATCTATTACAACACTACCCATTTCGGATATTTCCCCACTTTGTTTTTCAACACTACCCGTAGAAGCATTAAAATCTATTGGGGATGGTGTTACGTCCTTAGTGCGATAATCAACAAATTCTTTTAATGCGTTAGCATCCAATTGTTGATTCGCATCAATGATTTGTGTTTTGTTAAATTGTTTGCCGGTTTGGCGACCTAACATCTTGGCAACAAAGCTAAGTTGGTCTGACGAACTACCTAATTTTGATAACGCGTCAATTACTTTTTTTTTATCTTCTTTTGTATCTTCTTCTAAACCAAACCCTTCCCTATTCGATATTATAAAGTATAAAACTATTAGTAATATACTTTCAGTTGGCCGTTTTTTCAAAACAAAAAATAATATTAATAAAAGTATTACAATTTTATACAACATATATTATAGAGTAATAGAATAAAATATATAATAGAATAAAATATATAAATATATGTAAATGTAATCACAATTCACAATTAGTGTCTACAATAGCGAGAGCTTTATCTATAATTTTACGTTGTGGTTTAGTTAAACCAGAGCATTTACTTTGAATCATACCTTTCAACATTCCACTCACCATAAATGTTTCTTTATATTTTAATAATATCACCAATACAATGAGCATAAATATAATAAATTCTAATATCATTATTATTAAGTAATAACAATATTTTTTATTAAAACAAATATGGATTATATTTTTTATTACACCTTTGAACATTTAAAATGCCGAAATATTTATAAAATTAAAATATTTATAAAATTGAAATACAATTAAAGTAATACTTTATCAATACAAACTTACTATGTCTCCAACTATACATAATATTAATAATGCAATAATTAAAGAAAAGATGGCATCATTTGATTATGATTGGACTATTGTAAATCCAAAGGATGGTAAAACCTTTCCATCGTCCATAGATGATTGGGTTTGGTTATATCCAGGGGTTCCCGAAAAAATAAAACAATATTATGAAGACGGCTATATGATTGTGGTTTTTACCAATCAATCTAAGAAATGGAAATGCGAACAAATTCAAATGGTAATGAAACAATTAGAAATTCCATTGTTTGTGGTAATTGCTACAGATAAAACTGAATATAAACCAAATCCTATATTATTTAATATACCTTTTGGGGGGAATATAAATAAAGAAGAGTCATTCTTTGTTGGAGATGCACTTGGAAGAAAATCCGATTTTTCCGATAGTGATAAAGTATTTGCTGAAAATATCGGGATTAAATGCTATTCTCCAGAAGATATTTTTACAAATAAAACAGACGCTTTTGAATTACCAATTATACCTTTATCCGCTTATCCTGAAATAATTATTATGGTAGGTTATCCTGGGTCTGGAAAAAGCACGATTGCTGAAAATATTTGTAAAAGAGAGAATTACATTCATATAGCAGGTGATATTTATAAAACATCTAGTAAAATGAGAAAGGCGTCTTTAGAATATATTTTGCAATCAAAATCTATTGTATTTGATGCCACCCATAGTTCTATTAAAAAACGTAAGGAGTTTATTGACCTTAGTAAAAAGTATAATTACGAAGTTAAATGTATTCATATAGCTACTTCATTAGACATTTCTTACAAACGAAATAAATCACGGTGTGATGAAAAACATGTTCCTAAAATCGCGTATTCCGTTTATAAAAAATATTACGAAGAACCAACTGAAGAAGAGGGTTTTACATTATATATAGTATAATATTCGGCATTTTAAATGTTCAAAGGTGTAAAACAAATATGGATTATATTTTTTATTAAAACAAATATGGATTATATTTTTTATACGACTTTATTTTTCCATTTGGATATATTACCAATATCGACATCATCTGCTTCAAATTCGTTGTCAGCAGTTTTTGGTTTAGAGTCACATTGTTCATCTAATCCTTGATCCAACCGGCTCCGTAATATGGCTTCTCGGGTTGGTTTATCAAAATTGAAATCGCTATAAAATAATTGATCGCGATTGACTTTATTTGATTTAATTTTATATAATGTGTATATTATGCCGATTGTTACCAACATTAACCACCCAATTATAGCGAATATTTGATTTAAAGCCCCGAATAAATATAGTAATGGAATGAGTAATAGGACTATACAATAAAAAAATAAATACTGTAATGAGCGGGTTTCATATACCATCATATTATATTTACCCATATTCATTTTATATTGTCTTTCTTTGGTTTTGAGTATTTCCAATAATATTCGAAGTGAATCTTTATTTTTATTAATAAGATTTTTCTTTGCTATAATATCCGTTTTATCGTATTTAATGGATTCGAAATTTGTGGAAATTACATCTGTGCTTAATTCATACATACTGGTTAAATAATTATAAATTATATCCTTTTTCACTTCATTATCTGAAACATTTGATAAGGCGTCTAATGAATTACTTATATTATTTTGATTTTCCAATATTTTATCAGCCAAAACCGAATAGTTTTTTATACGTTGTATTAAATCATTAAAACAGGTGGATGACTCTTGTATTGGTTTTGTCGTTGTGGTATTTTGTGATATTGGAAATCCTTGCTTACAGGTATCCTCACAATAACTAGTACATAAATCTTCAGTTTCATTATTACATATGTCTATACACTCTGGTAATGATGAACCTTTTAAAGAAAAACTACAAGTTGCCATTATTATTATTATAATATAACAACACAAAATTTATTTGAATATGACAATTGAACCTTGTACGATTAATAATAATACAATGAATAGAATATAAATGATGTAATACATCTCTATATTCTTATTACGTTCTTCGGTAATGAGAAGTAATGTATCTTTTTCTAAATTTAAATCCGTTTTATCTTTCAATGATTTAATGAGACGATTCAGTTCGTTCATGGTGTCATCTTTGGAATCCGAATATTTACTATTATTTTTCTGTTTACTTTCAATTTCCTGAAGCGTTTCGATATTATTATCAAGTAATTTATTGAATATTTTTAAAGCCGCTTTATTATTTTGGCATTTATTAATAGTTTTATTTATTTTTTTTAGGTTATCGTTTCTTATTAAGGCGAATGTATTTGTAGTGGCAGTGGCATTGGCAGTGGCAGTGGCAGTTGCATTGGCATTATTACTCATATTAATATTATCTTAGAAATAAAAATACATTACCAGTAAAATCACATTGCTTAATAACAATATAATAAGTAGTATAATGTTTATCATAAATTGACTATTATTTTTTAGTGTATCTTTTTTTAGAATATCATTTTTTTTCCGTATATATTCTAAATCTTTATCGTGAGTTTTTAATTTTGTATTATATGTCTTATTTAGCGATTTCTTTGCTACTAATTCCCTAAATAGGTTATTTGATTCTTTTTTATATACACTTTTTTGGTAATCGATAATAATAACTTTTAATTCTTCATTAAGTTTATCCAAATTTTTAAGATATTTCTTGGTATTTTGGGTATGTATATCATTGTTATTTGACATACTTAATATATATGATTCTTCTAATTTTTTAAAATTAATGGATATTAATTTTTTATATTTTTTATATTTATCCATTTCTTTTAATATCATTTCATCGACTTTCTTTTTATATTTTTCATTTTTCAATTCCTCGCGCCATTGTTGTTTGGTGGTCAAATCAATACATTCGTTGTATTGTGTATTAGTGATTATTTCTTTTTTTTTTAAATCTTCGCACGACAACTTAATAGTGTCAATTACTTTTTCCATATTATAATATCGTATTATATTAAATAATATAGAATGATAAAAATCATGCAATCACCACAAGCACGAATCGTATTACTGATGGGTATTGTAATGGCTGTTTTTGGAACTTTTAAATATTCTATTTTATTGATGATAATCCAATTCATCTCATTTTATATTATAGCCGATACAATAGAGTGTAAAATATATGGTGGATGTATTATTTCATCATGGATTTCATTATTATTACCAATAGTAATATTCATTCTGTTTATATTCGATATATTCAAACTGTTTACACCATATAAATTGAAATTAAAACAAAAAGTTCATAAATTGGGAAAGGATATTAAAAATAAATTTGATATAAAATAATATATCATTAATACTAAATATAATTAATACTAAATATAATGAATTCCTATCTTATAAAATCATTTGACCAATTGGTATCAGATTATAGAGTTCGGATAACGACATTAAAAAAATCTGGTGATGTGGAAGAATCACGAAAAATTGGTTTTAAAATTATATGTTTCAATAAAACACTAAAAATTATTAAAGAAGTAGATTTTCCCATTACCGATGGAGAGCAACTTATAGATATTAAAGGTATTGGCAAAGGTGTTATTTCACGCATTAATGATATATTAAGTCATAAACCATTGGACGGGGATGGTGATGGGACTATCAATCCTGTAACTGAACTAACACGTATTACTGGTATTGGTCCAGCCAAAGCATTGAAATTAATCGAAGATGGAATCACGCTCGACAAGTTGCGTGATGGGTCTATTGACCCAACAGAATTTCTAACTCATCACCAATTAATCGGTCTGCGATATTTAGATGCTATCGAAATGAGAATTCCACATGCGGAAATAAAAAAAATGGAAACTATATTGAGATCTACAGCTAAAAAACAAGGACTTGAAATACTCATATGTGGTTCGTATCGTCGTAATATGGCTACCTCTGGAGATATAGATGTATTAGTCTATAATAATCCAGAAAAACATGAAGATACTGAAATGACACTAAAGCACTATATTACTAAATTAACCCAATCAAAATTTCTCATAGACCATTTAACAGTGGATGGAACAACCAAATATATGGGAATCGCTCAGTATAAAAAGGGGACGCCACGACGTATTGATATTCGATATATATACCGAAAACATGTCCCAACATCAATGCTATATTTCACTGGTTCAGGGGATTTTAATAAAAATATGCGTGTTTATGCAAATAAAAAAGGCTATAAATTAAACGAATATGGCCTGTTTGATAAACAGGTTGGCCGGGTTGATACAGTATTCCCACCACAACAATTTGAAACTGAACAGGATATATTCGCATTTCTGGGACTGGATTATGTTGAGCCCGAAGCGCGCTTACCAAACTTCCAATTCCAATAATTTAATATAGATGTCATTAATTTTACAACTTAATACATGGACTTTTGTCATTGATTTTAAGTATTCATAATCTGGAGCGCGTTTAGCATCTTGATAAATCATTTTAGATGCGTCCAAATCACTTATGACGACATCAGACACTGATTTCCCATTTATTTTTTTAACGAATTTTTTATAACTATCGATTAATTTTTTATATGTAGTTATTATATTTTTTAATGTATTCAATTTTTCTATATCTACAATAGAATTATTATTAAGGTTTACGATAGTATCTGTATTATTTTTTATTTTTGTTTCGAATTCAGTTACAAACAGTTTGCCTTTTTCAGTTTGTTCACTATTTCCACGGATTCGTTCATGAATGTGGACCAAAATCTCGTTTTGAATATTACTATTTAAATAACCATTGAATAAAACTTTTATTTTATTTATTAATGTTTCATTAGTATCAACAGATGTATATGGAATATGTATTGTTTCATATATTTGTTTTAGATCGCGTTCAGTTAATAATGCTAATTGTGATCGAAACTCTGGTTTAACTCCTTCTATTATTATTTTATCTAATTCGATTTTGTTCACATGTTTTGCCGAAAAAAATAGTTCATCAAGATATTTATCGAGACCCTTTTTTTCAGTTATATGTATTTGATTATATATATTGGAATACTCTTTTGATAAGTGTTTTATTATATACAATCTTTTTACTAAATGCTTTAATTTATTTTCATCACTGAATGATTTATAATCCGCTGTTTGATTACCAGGCTTAATTTGTTTAACCGTAGCAGTAGATATTTCGCGTATTTTTTCCCCAATTGTTATTAATTTTTTTTCTTCTTCTTGATGTTTATATACGGAGCCACTATTTGTTTCTGTGGGTTTGTTACTCGAGCTATTACTCGCGCTATTACTCGAGCTATTACTCGAGCTATCAAGACTAAGTTCTCCGGTTGATAACAATCCTATTTGTATAATAATATTTTCTAATTTCGTTTTATTATTTTTATCTTGGGTTCCGTAACCAATGCGTGACTTAATTGTCGAAAACCAACCACCACCATAGTGTCGCTTATTCTTATTTAAACGCGATTTTTTTAATGGCTTCTTCGATGGCTTCTTCGATGGCTTCTTCGGTAGCTTCTTCGGTAGCTTCTTCGACTTGTTCCGTATTTTTTTTGGTTGTATGGTAAGAATTTTATTCATTATTAGTATAAAGGGATAAATAAAAAATTTGATTTTTGTTTTTATTTTTATTAATTAATATTAATATTTAAACACTAATACACATATATATAATATCAATATGGATTTCCGCACTATGAAAATATCGTTTTGTAAGAAATCGGGTGATAATGTTGTGGAATCTGACTCCAAACAACAAATTATTGATATTCTTAAAACCAATTATAATCTTAATTTTAAGTCAAATCGAGCTATGATATTGAACCAACGGTCATTATCATATCTTAGGGCCAACCCCCACCTTATTTCTATTAAATCTATCGGCTCTAACTATTTCTTGTTTTTCACACGTATCAATGATACCAATTGTGTATTTTATATAGATAGAAAAGTGAAACAAGGTTATACCTTGCCAAGAATTATATCAGTAATGTATAGTTTTAGTGATGAAGTGTTTAATGATACCTTACTCGATGGTGAATTGATTAAGGATAAAAATAACAATTGGATGTTTCTCATTTCCGATATGATTATTTACAAAGGTAAATCCCTTACCTGTAATATTGTAGACCGCTTCAATAAAATATATGAGATGTTGGATAATGATTATAAGGACGATGAACATACCGATATATGCCCTCTACGTGTGAAACGCCTCTTTAATTATAGTGAATATAATGAACTCATTACCCATTTCATACCTAAATTATCATATAATATTCGTGGATTGTATTTCAATACACTTCACCCAAAACATTGTAACCAATTGTTCATGTATAAGGACCAGAAACGTGTAACTGAAAAGAAAATCGATAAAAATGAAGAAGTGAAAACTTTTGAAATTCGTTCGACTATTCAACCCGAAATCTACGATCTCTATCATATTAAAAATAAGGATATTACTAAATATGATGTTGCGCGAATTTCCGGTATGCGCACCAGTAAACTCGTTCGTAAATTATTTAACGAGTCTACTTCCGATTCAGCTATATATGTCAAATGTCACTTCAATAATAAATTTAATAAATGGGAACCCTTTGATATTGGTAATAAAGAGGATTTGGATGGCGTCGAATAAATCAACACATTTTAATAGTCATTGTGCCATGAGTGACCGTATCATGGCCACCATTTAATTTAATTGTCTTTATATTTTTATCCATATAAGGGTTTAGGTGTACATCATTGTCAATATTATTGATTATGTCTTCTATTATACATTCTACTATATATCTATTTTCTCTGGTTATGGTGGCCTCATCTCTGCTGTGAGACATATATCTTTTTAATTTTATATATGTTAATAATAATCGGTTAACATTAAAATCCATATCAGTGATAGGGTCTATATTAATAGTCTTATCTTCCACTATTTCATCCAACGCTTTCACTATATTTCTCTGTGTTTTCACTTTAGCTATCATTTCAAAATCCATAATATCTATAATATCTATAATATCTATAATATCTATAATATATATAATATGGATAATACTATAAATATTATAATATGATTATATTATAATGTGGTATACAATAGGTTCAATCTTCTATTTTTTTCTTGCGATAATATTAAGTCAATTTATTGCCGAACCCAATCTTAAAATAACCTACTGGTTAATGCTATTCCTGCTACATATTTCATTATCGAATATATATATGTCAACATATTTCTATATTAAATTGCGAGAAACGCCAGGAATTAAAGGTGAACGTGGTTCCCCAGGTGTAAAAGGACAAAAAGGTAGTAATGGTGTCTGTGTGGTATCACCATCCTGTGGGATCGCTAATTGTCGTGGATTAATAGAAAAAGAGATGATAAAACGTATCGTAGAATATAAAGATATCAAAAATAAAATATCACAAAGTATCATGTTGAATGCCGACGATAAACGCATTCTCAATAAACTCAATGGTTATATAGACGTTCTCTTACCCATATGTGAAAGTGGGAAAATGAGTAAATCCGAATTTATTAACCATATAAAAAATTCGTTGTAATATTATTGTCACACTTATTTAAATTTTTATTTTTTCTAATTGTATATTAAGCATATGATTGTTAATTACTTACTATTATTAACAATAACATTCATATTTATCATCTATAAAACGGTTGTTATTGTATTTAATACCGATGGATTTTTCAAACAAAGCACTGAAGCAATAGCATTTTTGGTAGTAGCAATATTAATAGTCCATTTTTTTTATTGTGTCTATATATTCTTTAATGTAGGTGGGTTACGTGGTCAAGATGGTCCATTAGGTATAAAAGGATTACAAGGTGACGCTGGTAGTGATGGACGTTGCGAGGCCAGTTGTGGGCAAAAGGTGTGTAACGCACTAATAACCAGCCATATTAATACATATCTTGTCAATAAAGGTCATGGAAAATTAGAAAATAAAATGCTTATAAATAAAATCAATAAAATGTGTTTTGCCGATTCCTATTATAGTGTACTCATATCACAAAATAAAAATCGCCCAAATGAAAAAAAATTAATAGAATATATTGAAAAAACGTTTATAACCTGGATAGACGAAATATTAAAACATAAAAAAGGAAAATCATTTCTAAATTCTCCTCGCGTAACCGATACCTATTTCCGAAAATATACCACGACCGATCCCTTTATAGAAATAAAAAAATATGATTTATGGAATTGGGGTGAGCCATATCAAATTAAACCTATAGTAAGAATTCAATGCGCAAAAAAAGAAAAATTACCAAGAGGAAACCCAGCCAAAATATATGTATTGGAAACCAATAATTATCTTCCGGCCATTTTCTCTACCGATATCAAATTGGATATATATGGTCCCTCCGATTGCCCATTTAATCAATTGGGTGTCACCCTAAATAACGAACGTATGGTTAGTAAATGTTTTTATTATAATAATGCCAACGAACAAATTTCAGCGAAAAATGTATATAAGGAAATCGAATATAATAATTTCCATCAACAATTTTCATTTTATAATACAGAGTCCGTAACCACCACAAATAATCAACTGTTTTTCCCATGTGGTAGTATATGGCGTGGAACAAACCAACAGTTACGTAATAAACACAGCACCGCACATGGTCCAGAAAAGAAAACCATAGTCATTTCTGGTGAAATGAAAGATCC